AAGGCAAAAATAATATCGCGTGGAAACCTTGTGGAAGGATTAAAAGATGGAGACACGATATATTACGATAAACATGCTGGACACGACATATCATGGAAAGATACTCTTTATAGAGTTATTCGTGATGGTGATGTGGTTCTAGTAGATTAAGCCCAAACCATAACCCCAAAACCCTAAACTTAACAACAAAAACAAATTATAAATTAAAAAATTAAAAAAATGAACAACGAAACTATTTTGTACTTCTCTGATGACGATATAGGTACTGGTACTGGTACTGGTGCTTATCAAGCATCTAGATTTATGGCTTTAGATCAAACTGGCGCAACAGGCGCTACGTTCTATTTCAAAAATCGAGATTGGGAAGATGGTGAAGAAAACACAATTACCGTAACGTTTTCTGGATCTTTTAAAGATTTAGCACAAGCAGTTGCCGGTGTAATTAACTCTAAAAAACCTTTTGTAGTAATGTCTGACTCTACTAATGGTGTTTACTTCTCTTACGCAGGAGGAACATTATCTGGGGATCCAGTATTAACTCAAACGGCATAATTATTAACTGAATAAAGAAATAAGACAATGATAAAATTCGCATATTTTGAAACAGCGTCTAACGACGCTTTAATGGTTCCAGTAGCAAACTACTTAGGAACAGAACCAATTAACGATGTTAGTTGTACTATGCACTTTAGTAAAGTTGATAATGCTTTAGACACATCAACAGTTGTAATGAATTTTACAACTGGTATGACGACTGAAGCTTTAGAAAGTTTACATAATGCACTCGCTGCAAATCCCAAAGATGGATTAATAGTGATGGGTAACGACAATGACTCTAATTTTACTAACCTTGAGCATATCACCAGTGTAGGTGCTATCACTCTATAAAACATAAAAGACAATGATACAAGACGTATATTTATATTTTTCAGATGATATTACTTCGGTAAAAGCATCTACAACAACGGCTGATCAAGACGTGACTATCTCCGATGGTGCACCTTTTGCTAATATGCCTGTAACTGCAATTAGTGTTGCAGATGCACAGCAAGGTAAAGGCTGGTTGCACAACGGTTTGGCTAGATTAACTATGGATGCCGCTCACAACGATAGTTCAGGTGATGTACATTTATTTGGTACTCACTACGGAACCGTAGCTGACGATCAAGCTGATATTGAAATATCACCTTATGCTATCTCTTACGCAGAGGGATCTGGTGATGGTGATCTACACTTACAAACAGTGGCTGAAGATGCTGTTTATGGTGTAACTCAAAGTTCAACTGCTGGTGAGAATGGTTTTAAATTACATTTATTAAAACCTTACGAGCCTGATCAAGCTTTAGTTAAAGCTGCATCTACTTTGTTAAGCGTTACATCTGTTGATAACACTAATACTATATTGACATTTAAACCTACCACTGGAGATACTGCTGCTTTTGATAGCGTAACACTGACTCATAGCGCTGGTAAACACAAGGAGGTTGCTGAAGCATTATCTAATGTTATAACTGATCCAAGAAACCATGGTAAGATGATTAAATTTGCTGACGCGTTTAATGAGAAATACTTTGGTCATAACGCTGGTGGCGTGAACACTGTTACATTTGCTATTGATTCATAGTAAATGAGACTAACCGCGCAGGATCTGCGTGAAATGAACATCCTTAAGTATTACAGGCTCACTAGAAAGTGGGTCTGTAAAACTTACGGGTTAAAAGATGCAGACTTAGAATTATTAATTTATTTAGATTGTAAAGGAAGATTTACACGAAAAGAGTTTATAGATGGAGTTTACACATATTCATGGGATAAACAAAGATGGGACAGATTGAGAAACGAAGGTTGGATTGACGTGTGGAGACATCGCAATAGAACAACTATAATGTACTCTGTATTTAAAACCTCGTGGAAATGCTCTCAAATGATAAGTAGGATATATAGAATCCTATTAGGCGAGGAAGACTTGCCCACTTCAGAGCGAAGTGTATTTTACAAGAATAAATCATATACAGATAAAGTTTACAACAAAGCTATAGATGATATGGTTAAAGACAAAGACCGATGAGAACAAGAAAATACATGCATGGTCGTAGAAGGGTAAAAAGATCGCCCATTAATATGTTAAGAACAGCTAGTGGGGAAAAAGTTATCGACGACGAAAGTGAAGAAGCGGAATTATCCAATGCTAATGAGGCTAAAAAGATAAACACTGAAAGTTCTCGTATTCCAAGTTCTGAAAGTCCAAGAACGCAAGGTCATCTAGCTATGATGAAAGGAACAAAACCCTTCATGGGTGGTGGGAATAAAGAAACTATTAAAAGTGATAGTGGATCACAAAGTTGGTTACGAAGAACATTTGGATGGTAAAAATATATATATATGGCATTTAAACTAGGATCAGAAAGAGGTAATTACGCTATAAGCGGTGAGATAAAGACAAAGATGAGATTTGGAAAAGAATCTGGATCTTCTGATGTTTCTGTACCTGGCACTCCTGTTATAAGAAAAGATTTAGCCCCGGGAATAAAAGGCGAGGCTAATATGGATGGGAGTATATACCTAAGTAACGAGGTGGTACCTGGTAGTTTTGAAGAAACTCAAATTATAAATCACGAGATGAGACATGCTACAGACATGAAGCTTGGTAAGCTAGAATATAGCGATAACCATATAAAGTACAATGGTGAGATTTTTGAAAGAAAAACAATTAAAGGTATGGATATGATAAATGTTCATGGGGAGTGGAAAATAGCAGGTAGTCGTGATTTTCCATGGGAAATAGACGCTAATAACGGAACAGAAACAGCAATATAATATGTGGAGCTTATTTAAAGATAAAAACGAAATAAACGAAAAAAACGTAGTTGGATTTGCATCATTTGTAGTAATGTGCTTATTTGCTATAGCTGATCTTGTGACTAGTTTTATGTTTGCAGATGGAGAATTAGTAATTAACGAAGTAATATATAATTCATTCGTATGGGTAACGCTAGGATGTTTTGGTATTAGTTCATTTGAAAAAGTAAAAAATAAATAATATGGCTTATACACAAAAAAAATCAATGATAGCTGGAACAGATCCAGTTAAGAAAGCAAAAGAGAAAAAGATCAAAGAAATAAAAGGCACTTCTATATTTGGAAAATCTCCAAAAGATTTTGCTAAGAGTGTAGGTAAACACGCGTTGAATATTAGCACTGGAGGTTTATCAAATATAGTGCACAAAAAATTTCAAGATTACAAAAAATCAAAGAAAACTAAGCTGTTGGCGACTAAAAGAGGTATAGGTGGTGCTGAAGCTGCTATGGAAGGTGTTGGTGGAACAGCTGGTGAGGCGGCTGTGAAGGCTGGTAAAATAAAGGCAACAATGAAAAAAGTAAAACGTGTTAAGTAATTTATTATCAGGAGGAGCTGCAGAATTAATAAAAGGTGTAGGTGGAGTAATAGACAACTTACATACGTCTAAAGAAGAAAAAATGGCTGCTGAGCTTAAAATTAAGCAACTTATAAGTGATTATGAAATAGAGATGGAGAAGAATATCACTTCTCGTTGGGAAGCAGATTTAAAATCAGACTCATGGCTTAGCAAGAATGTTAGACCAATGGTCTTAATATTTTTAATAGTATGCACCATGCTGTTAATATTTATAGATGCAGGTGCGATAAAATTTGACGTAAAAGATTCTTATATAGATCTTTTGCAATTAGTATTAATAACAGTGATCGGTGCTTATTTTGGCGGTAGATCACTAGAAAAAGTAAAAAAATAATGGGACAAAATTCAACAGAAGTAGCGTATAACTTTGGTCAATTTGGATCTGCATTTGCAGATGCTTTGGCGAACACTATAACCGCCCCAGAAGGACTAGCTATAGTAGCTATTCAGTTTTTAGATAACACGTCACTTAGTGCTTTGGTGGCAAAAGATGCAAATCTTTTCCCAAACATAGGCGCGGCGGCTCACGATGATGGTCATCAAACTATACAGGTAAACGGTACTGTTAGTTCTTCTGCTACTATAGCATGGGACGTTACAAGTGCTTCATTAGGTTTAAAAGTAGGAGACGAAGTATATCTTACTGCAACTGGCGCTCTTTTAGGTACAATAGTAACAGTGGGTACTAGTAATATTGTTATTAGTGCTACAACAAGTATTACAGATGATCATTACGTTAGTATTGTAACGCCAAATAAAAATGGTGGTGAATTACAAGGTACTGGTGGTATGGCTATAGATAGTTCACAAGTGTTTCCAAAAGGAATAACTATATATGGTAGATGGGATTCAGTTTCTCTTAATGCCAATGCTGGTTCGGGTGGTATAATAACTTATTTTGGTAAATAATGTTAGGTATTGCATCTTCTATATCAGAAAGTAATCATGATCCACAGTATTATATTCGTCTTGATGGAACGAGTAATGGAATAGAAACAAATTTCCCCATGCATGGAACTCCTATTGATTTCTCTGCAAGTGCTTGGGTTAATATGGCGTCTGGAAATACTAGACTTCCGTTTCAATGGGCTAATAATGGTTATGGAATAACTGGGTTTTCTGGTGACCAAACCTTATTCATGTATAATAGCCATTCAGTATCTTTTTGTGCATTCCCTACTGATTGGGACGATGGTAATTGGCATTTTCTTAGTATTTATTTAGATAAAACCAATCTAAGTAATGTTCATATATATTTTGATGGAGCAGAAGTTGGGCAAACTATAATTAGTAATAATGCAGCGGTAAGAGAACAAGATACCGCAACTCAATTTTTTAAAATAAATGATGCATACAAGGGAGAGATTGGTTTTACAGGTATACACTCAGGCGAAATAACTCTAGCGCAACATACGGAACTTTATAACCGTGGTAGAAATTATGATTGGAGATTTAACTCTGGTGATTACAATATATCATCAAATCTTTTGAATTTTTACATGATGGGGCAGGGTAAAGGTGATGGTATAACGACCACAGAGAACGATTATTCAGGAAATCCTCAGGTAATTGGTATAATCCAAGACCAAATACGCCCTTACGCTCCAAATCTAGATTATACAAACCTCGTGCATAACGGTACTTTTGCGACAAGCACCGATCTTGGGGATATTGGTAGTGGATGCGAACCGAATATTGTTAATTCAAATGCAGGTGGTGATCCCGATAGCGTTATACAGTATGATAGCGGCGCTTTACAATTTGATAGAAATAGCATGACGGATGTTCTGGGTGTAATATTTAAAGACGCATCTGGGGAGGATATAATGCCTCAGCCAAACCTTATGTACCGCGTAAAATTCGAGATCACTCAAGCATCGACTGCAATGGGTTTCCTAGCACCAGAACGAGTGTCTGGGACTGGCTCTCAGCTAGATGAAGGTGGTGGTACAAGACAGATGAACTCTTTAACAACAGGCGAAAGAGCAATGCATTGGATAAATCGAGGCACAGAGGTTGGTATTTGGACTAGTATAAGTATGCCTACTAACTTCGAAGTTTCGATAGATAACGTTGAAATAGCGTTGGTAAACAACGGTCATTGCGCTAGAATATATGGTGGAACAACAATAGCAAGCGTTTAAAAATGGAAAAAATAAATTACAAATATTCTATAGTTAGTACTTCTGATGAGTATAACTTACCTTGGGATAAACTACTTAATGAATATTTAAAAGGTAAAAAGAACAATGATAAAACTAAAATCATTGTTAAATGGATTGGTGATCAACCTTCTGAGTTAAATAACGCGCAGATATTTACTTATTCTGAAATATCAGAGGAACTTCTAAAAGAAGAGTGGATAGAACCTTTACCAACAATAGCTCAAGAATATTTAGACGGATTGTAAAATTAAATTAACTTAAATTAAATAAAATGACAAAAAAAGAAGAAATAATAGATTTAAAATCTAAACCAGAAAACATAACAGAAGAACAATTAAAAAAACTTCAAGATACTGTAAACGGTATAAATAGGGCTCAACTAGAAATAGGGTCTATGGAGATTAAAAAACACGGACTAATGCATAGTGTTGCGGAACTTCGTGATTCTATAGTTGTAATGCAAGAGGAGTTTAAAAAAGAATACGGTACTGTTGATATAAACATAACTGATGGTGCTATAAATTATCCGGAAAATGGCGAAGTTAATAAGAAAGATTAGTGTAGGTAAAGACTACAAAAACGACGCTATGCACTATGCTGTTGGTCAAGAGGTATATGGTGGTCATACTATTTGTGATATAATAGAAGAGGATGATAAATACTCAGTTTATATCAAAAAAAATAAAGACGTATTACCATGGAAAGACTTTAACAAGAATATGGCCGTATCTGTAGAGTACAATCTACAATACTAATGAAGAGTGTTTACAACTTTGTTGTAAGACCAAAAGGTAAAAGATATAACAATACTAAAAAGATTGGAGATTCAGAATTAATAATAAATACTGATATTTATAGACATGAATTTACAAATAGAGAAGCTATTGTTATGTCAACACCTATGATTGGTAATACAGACATAAAAGCGGGTGATATTGTTCTGGTTCATCACAATGTTTTTAGAAGATGGACAGATGTCAAGGGTAGAGAAAAAAATAGTAGAAGTTATTTTAATGAATCTACTTATTTTATAAATCACGACCAAATCTTTTTATATAAGAGAGATGATAGGTGGGTTGCACCAAAAGGTTATTGTTTTGTAAAACCTTTAAAAGCAATAGATCAATTTAATATTGAATCTGAAAAACCACTACAGGGTGTTGTTAAATATTCAGACGGCACCGTAAAGGTTGGTGAGCTAGTTGGTTTTAGACCAAACAGTGAGTATGAATTTATAGTAGACGGTGAGAGACTATATAGAGTTTTATCTAATTTTATTACAATTAAATATGAATATCAAGGAGACGAAGAAGAATATAATCCAAGCTGGGCACAAAGCAGTTGAAGAGTTGATTAAGGTGGCTAAAGAAGCCATTGTAGATTCGGATGATGATATATCAGCAGATAGACTGAAGAATGCTGCGGCTACTAAAAAATTAGCTATATTTGACGCATTTGAAATACTTAACAGAATTCAAGAAGAAGAAAACATGCTTGAGGGCAAAGCACCTGAAGAGACAAAGGAAACGGTCTTTAGAGGATTCGCAGAAGGTAGATCTAAGTAATGTACGAGCAAAATTTAGTTAAGGTAGTTGAACCTATTAAACGCACGACTATAAGTCGGCTTAACAAATCTAAAAAATGGAAATATGGATACAATAAAGAGCATGATATCGTGGTTATCTCTAAAACGGGAAAAATTGGTGAAATACTTGAAATACAAGGTTTGCAAATTGGCTTGCCAATGGAACCAAAAGGAGTGTACATGCACCCCGAAAACAAATGGGTAAAACAAGATTATCCTAAAGAACTTAGTAGAATAAAAAATATTTTTGATTGGAGAAACTACCCTGAAGAGAAAAAAGATCAATGGTTTGATTATATAGACGAAGAGTTTAAAAGAAGAGAAGAAGGTTTTTGGTTTATGAACAATGGTAAACCAACTTATATAGTGGGAACGCATTACATGTATTTACAATGGAGTAAAATTGATGTTGGTGCGCCTGATTTTAGAGAGGCAAATAGATTGTTCTTTATATTTTGGGAAGCCTGCAAGGCAGACAAGAGGTGTTATGGAATGTGTTATTTGAAAAACAGACGATCTGGGTTTTCTTTCATGAGTTCTGCCGAAACAGTTAATTTAGCTACAATATCAAGTGATAGTAGATATGGTATACTATCTAAAACAGGTGCAGATGCAAAAAAGATGTTCACGGACAAAGTTGTTCCTATATCAATTAATTATCCATTCTTTTTTAAACCTATACAAGATGGTATGGATCGCCCAAAGTCCGAGCTTGCTTATAGAGTACCTGCTAGTAAGTTTACAAGGAAGAAAATGTCCGCCACAGATGGTATGGAAGAGATCGAAGGCTTGGACACGACGATTGACTGGAAAAACACTGGTGATAATAGTTATGACGGTGAAAAACTAGCCTTATTAGTTCATGATGAAAGTGGTAAATGGGAAAGGCCAGATAATATTTTAAACAACTGGAGAGTTACAAAAACATGTTTACGATTAGGTAGTAGGATTATAGGTAAGTGCATGATGGGGTCAACTTCCAACGCCCTAGACAAAGGTGGAGATAATTTTAAGAAGTTATACAATGCATCAGATGTCACTAAGAGAAATAGAAATGGTCAGACGAAATCTGGTTTATACTCTTTGTTTATCCCAATGGAATGGAACTATGAAGGATTTATTGACGAGCACGGAGTTCCAGTATTCACTACTCCTGACACAGATGTGCTCGCCCCAGATGGTGAATTAATAGACTTAGGCGTAATAGATAGCTGGCAAAATGAAGTTGATGGTTTAAAAGATGATCAAGACGCTTTAAATGAATTTTACAGACAGTTTCCAAGAACCACCGAACACGCGTTTAGAGATGAAACAAAAAATAGTATATTTAATTTGATAAAAATATACGAGCAGATAGATTACAATGAAGAAATGTCTAGAACTCTTGGGATAACAAAGGGTAATTTTCAATGGGTAAATGGCGTTAAAGATTCTAACGTAATATTCTATCCAGATCCAAAAGGTAGATTTAAAGTTAGTTGGGTTCCACCCCAACAATTACAAAATAGAGTGGTGCTTAAAAATGGTATAAAATATCCTGGCAATGAACACATGGGAGCGTTTGGTTGTGACTCTTATGATATATCAGGAACTGTAGATGGTGTAGGATCAAAAGGAGCGCTACACGGTTTAACCAGGTTTAGCATGGAGGACGCTCCCGCGAACAGTTTCTTTTTAGAATACTTATCAAGACCACCTACGGCTGAAATATTCTTTGAAGACGTTTTAATGGCGTTAGTATTTTATGGGATGCCTATACTCGCAGAGAACAATAAACCTCGTCTCTTGTATTACCTGAGACGTAGAGGATATAGAGGGTTTAGTATGAATAGACCTGATAAAATATGGAACAAGTTATCTGTAGCGGAGAAAGAAGTTGGTGGTATACCAAACTCTAGTGAAGACATAAAACAAGCTCACGCAGCAGCGATTGAGATGTATATACAAGACCACGTAGGCATGAAGCAGGATGGAACATTTGGAAATCTATACTTTAATGATTTACTAAATGATTGGAGTAGGTTTGATATAACAAAAAGAACAAAGCATGATGCGTCGATAAGTTCTGGTTTAGCAATAATGGCTAACAATAGACATTTATACGCGCCAAATGCTAAAATTGAAAAACCACAGTTAAACATACAAATTTCTAAATATAGAAATGATGGAAATAATTCTAAATTAATTAAAACATAAGATGGCACAATCTAGCACTAAAAATTTTTTTCCTAGCCAAACAGTCAGCGACGCTGAAAAGCTTAGTCACGACTACGGATTGAAAGTTGGAAAAGCTATAGCGCAAGAGTGGTTTCACAACGATAGGAATACTCATAGATATAGAATAAATAATAACAATTTTCACAATTTAAGGTTGTACGCTAGAGGAGAGCAATCTATACAAAAATATAAAGATGAATTATCTATTAACGGTGATTTGTCTTATCTTAACTTAGATTGGACGCCTGTTCCAATTATCCCGAAATTCGTAGATATAGTAGTTAACGGTATGACAGACCGTATGTATGATATAAAAGCATTTTCTCAAGATCCATATGGGGTTAGCAAGCGTACTGAGTATATGGAATCTATATTAAGAGATATGAGAGCCAAAGAATTCAACGCTTTTGCTTTGCAAAATTTTGGCCTGAACTTAAATGAAAACGAAGAAGAAAAATTACCAGAAGACGAGGAAGAGTTAGCGTTACACATGCAGTTAACCTACAAGCAAGAGGTTGAGGTAGCTGAAGAACAAGCTTTAAATGTTTTAATGAGAGGTAATAATTATGATCTTATAAAAAAGAGGTTTTACTACGACTTAACCGTTTTGGGTATTGGCGCTGTAAAAACCTCTTTTAATACATCCGAGGGTGTCACAATAGATTATGTTGACCCTGCTGACTTAGTATATTCTTATACTGATTCTCCATATTTTGAAGATGTATATTATGTTGGTGAGGTTAAATCTATACCTATAAATGAACTAGCTAAACAATTTCCACATTTAACAGAAAGTGATTTAGAAGAAGTATCTAGAACAAAAAGCTTTAATAGAAATTCTAATAGCACTAGGTATACATTAGAAAAAGAAGACAATAACAAAGTACAAGTCTTGTATTTTAACTACAAGACTTATATGAATGAAGTATACAAGGTAAAAGAAACATTAGCTGGCGGAGATAAAATGATTAAAAAAGACGATTCTTTTAATCCACCAGAAGGAATGGATGGTAATTTCCAAAGAATGTCAAGAGTTATAGAGGTATTATATGAAGGTGTAATGATTTTAGGATCTAACAAACTTCTTAAATGGGAGATGGCTAGAAATATGATGCGTCCTAAAAGTGATTATACTAAAGTAAAAATGAACTATAATATAGTCGCGCCTAGAATGTACAATGGTAAAATAGAGTCTTTAGTTAGCAGAGTAACGGGTTTTGCTGATATGATTCAATTAACGCATTTAAAATTACAACAAGTAATGTCTAGACTAGTGCCTGATGGTGTTTATCTTGACGCTGATGGTTTAGCGGAGATTGATTTGGGTAACGGAACTAACTACAACCCACAGGAAGCTTTAAACATGTTCTTCCAAACAGGATCTGTTATTGGTAGATCTATGACCTCTGAAGGTGACATGAACCCAGGTAAAGTACCTATTCAAGAGATACAATCTAGCGCGGGTAGTGGAAAAATGCAAAGCCTTATACAGACTTATAACTATTATCTACAAATGATAAGGGATACAACCGGTCTTAACGAAGCTAGAGACGGTAGCATGCCAGATAAAAACGCTTTAGTGGGAGTTCAGAAATTAGCCGCTGCTAATTCCAACACAGCGACAAGACATATATTAGAGGCTGGTTTATACCTAACATCTGAAACATGTGAATCTTTATCACTTAGAATATCTGATATTATAGAGTATTCCCCAACAAAAGATGCATTTATACAAGCTATAGGCGCGCATAACGTAGCTACATTGGAAGAAATGACTCAATTACACTTGTATGATTTTGGAATATTTATAGAACTACTACCCGACGAAGAAGAGAAACAGTTGTTAGAAAATAATATTCAAATGGCATTGCAACAGCAAAGTATAGATTTAGAAGATGCTATTGATCTTAGAAATGTAAATAACATTAAGTATGCTAATCAATTGTTAAAAATACGTAGAAAGAAAAAACAGGATAGAGATCAGCAATTAAACCAACAAAATATACAGGCTCAAGCCCAGGCAAACGCTCAAGCACAACAAGTCGCTGCCCAAGCTGAAGTGCAAAAAAACCAAGCATTAACACAAATTCAATCTCAATTAGAGCAAATGAAAGCTCAATTAGACGCGCAGAAAATGGAACAAGAACACGTATTGAGAAAAGATATATTAATGCTAGAGCACCAAATGAATCTACAATTAAAAGGAATGGAAGTGCAGGGTGTTCAAAATAGAGAGATCGAAAAAGAAGATAGAAAAGACGAAAGAACAAAAATTCAAGCGACACAGCAGTCGGAACTTATAGACCAAAGACAAACAGGAAAACCACCTAAAAACTTTGAAACTCCAAAAGGCACGTTTGATTTAAGTTCTTTCAATATTGGATAAAATTTATTAACTATTATTATATTATATTATGGCAAAAAAAGAAAAGCCTATCGCAGATAGCGAGACTGGCAAAATTAAAGTAAAAGGAAAAAAAGAACAACAACAACCAGATGGTAACGAGACAAAGGGAAATGTTACTAAGGTTAAAGAAAAAATGAAAATGAAACCTATTATAGAGGAAGAGACTATAACTAAGGTTGATTTAAACAAACCAACAAAACCAGAAGAAAATGAAACTAAAGAAGATAACGCTAACGACAGCGGAGTGGTTGCAGAGTCTAAAGATGCCGAGCCCACAGAAAAACAAGAAGAAGTACAACCGGAAAGTCAAGCACAAGAAACTCCAGTACTAGAAGAAGTTAGCCAAGAGATTGAAGAGAAACCTGTTGAAGAAACAGTGGAAGAAATTCAAGAAGCTGTGGCTAAAGCTGAGGAGACTGGAGAACCATTACCAGAAAATATTCAAAAGTTAATGGAGTTTATGCAAGACACTGGTGGAGATTTAAATGACTATGTTAAGCTGAATCAAGATTATAGTGACATGGAGAATGGCGAGTTGTTACATGAGTACTACAAACAAACCAAGCCACATTTAAACAATGAAGAAATAAACTTTCTTTTAGAAGATCAATTTTCTTACGACGAAGAAGAAGATGATGAAAAAGAAATACGAAGAAAAAAATTAGCGTTAAAAGAGCAAGTTGCCAGCGCTAAAAGCCACTTGGACGGGCAAAAGTCCAGATACTACAAGGAAATTAAAGCTGGAAGCAAACTTACTAATGAGCAGCAACAAGCAATTGATTTCTTTAATAGGTACAACAAGGAGTCAGAGGAAAGCAAAAAAGCCTCGATGAAAACTAGAAAAATCTTTACAGATAAAACTGAAAAAGTTTTTAATGAAAAATTCAAAGGTTTTGAATATAAAGTTGGAGACAAGAAATTTAGGTTTAATGTAAAAGACACTAATGATGTTAAGCAACAACAAAGCGATATAAGTAACTTTACTAAAAAGTTTTTAGGAAAAGATAACGAACTTGAAGACGCTGCTGGATATCATAAATCTATTTTTACAGCAATGAACGCTGACACTATTGCTAATCATTTTTACGAACAAGGTAAAGCTGATGCTATGAAAGATAGTATTGCTAAGTCTAAAAACGTAGATATGACAGCTAGACAATCTCACGGTGAGATAGAAGCTGGTGGTATTAAAGTAAGGGTTCTAGGCGATGATTCTAATGACTTTAAGTTTAGAATTAAAAACAAAAATAAATAACAATTTAAAATTTAAAAATTATGGCAATTACAAATGGTCCTAGTTTGAACAGTGTTCCTGCACCAGTGCAACAAACACTAGTAACAAACTACCTAGATTTCAACACAGACATGGGTTGGGCTCAACAATATTTACCAGACCTAATGGAAAAAGAAGCTGAAGTTTTCGGACCGAGAACTATTTCAGGTTTCTTATCACAAGTTGGGGCTGAAGAAGCGATGCAAGCTGATCAAGTTATTTGGTCTGAGCAAGGTCGCTTACACTTATCTTACAAATGTGATATCGATTCTAATCATGTTATCACTATTCAGCAAGATATTGATGGTAACACAATGACAACTCACGGTGTTAGATTAAACGATACAGTTATCGTGGCTGCTCCAACTGGAGTTTACAAAGGATTAGTAACAGTTGTTTCTGGTTTAGACGTTACTGTTAAAACTTATGACGGGGTTATGATTCCAACTTCTGGAAACGAAGCAGATTATGCAACCACTCTTATGGTTTATGGTTCTGAGTATGTTAAAGGTGTTGGTTATAACCAAACAAATGCTGCTGGTACAATCGCTGCGGTAGAAGCAAGAGGTGCTAACGAACCACAATTCAAAACTTTTAGCAACAAACCAATTATAATGAAAGATTACTACGAGGTATCAGGTTCTGATACAGCTAGAATCGGTTGGGTTGAAACTACTGGTGAAGATGGTCAAGGTGGTTACTTGTGGTACTTAAAAGCTGAGGCTGATACTAGAGCTAGATTTACTGATTATTTAGAGATGGCGATGTTAGAAGGTGAAATTGATCGTCTTGATGCATCAGCAAACGCTGTTGAGGATTTCCTTTACGGAGCTGATGGTACTAAAACTGTTGGTACTGAAGGTTTATTCGCTGCTATTACTGCTAGAGGTAATCTAACTTCTGGCGTTACTGGTGTTAACGCTGCTACTGATTTAGCTGAATTCGATGCTATTTTAGCTGAGTTCGACAAGCAAGGTGCTATTGAAGAAAACATGATGTTTGTAAACAGAGCTACTTCGTTGGCAATGGATGACATGTTAGCTTCTATGAATTCTTATGGAGCTGGTGGTACTTCTTACGGAGTATTTGACAACTCTGAAGATATGGCACTTAATTTAGGTTTCTCTGGTTTCAGAAGAGGTTCTTATGACTTCTACAAATCTGACTTCAGATACTTAAATGACTTAGCAACAAGAGGTGGTATTAATGCTACTGCTGGAGCTAGTGCAATCAGAGGGGTTATAGTCCCAGCTGGTACGTCTACTGTTTATGATCAAATGTTAGGGAAAAACTTGAAACGTCCATTCTTACATGTTCGTTATAGAGCTTCTCAAACTGATGACAGAAAACTGAAAACTTGGGTTACTGGTTCGGTTGGTGCTGCTACATCTGCACTTGACGCGATGCAAATCCACATGTTATCAGAAAGATGTTTAGTTACACAAGGTGCTAACAATTTCATGTTAATGAAGTAAGCATTATTATATTAAGGATCGAGGCTTCGGCCTCGACCCTTTCTTTTTATTAATTTTATTATATATTATATTATGGCAAAAAAAACAAAAAAAGTGGTAGAACCACAAATAGAAGAA